TTAATCGTATTGAGTTCCATTCCTCAAAGTGGAGTGGGACATATTTGGGACATTCTTCGTAAAAATATCATCAATCAGCTTCGCATGCTGCGACAAATGACCCGACGAAAAGTGTGCGTATCTGCGTACCATGTCAATGGTCTGCCATCCACCCATCTCCTGCAAAACAGAGATGGGCACGCCGGACATAATCAGCCAGGACGCCCAGGTGTGTCGCAGGTCCTGAAACCTGAAGTCCTCAATGCCTGCCCTGCGCAATGCCGCTTTCCATCCTTTATTTGCGTTACTGCTAACGGGGCGCGTGACCTTTGATGTTTCTCCGCTATCATCTTTCATTTTCTCGACGTAAACAAAAACGTACTCCTGATGCCTGCCTATGTTCTTCCTCAGCACTGCGCAGGCCGTATCATTGAGGGCAACGCCAATTGCCCTCCCTGATTTACTTTCATCCGCATAAATCCACGCCATACGCTTTTGCAGGTCAATCTGCTCCCACTTGAGGTTTGTTATGTTCGACCGGCGCATCTAATGTCGAAAAAGCTGAGGTTCTTCTTGATGCCCTAATGGCTATAGAAGAGGCAAAAAATAGGAGAAATGGTTGAAAGTCTCTTCCTTAACGGCTTTCATCACAAGGCGCATTTGCGCGTGCGCCTGATGTATATTCATCCCTTAACGACAGAGCAAAGGGGGTGGAATGAAATTTTTTATAGCTTGGGAGCATTATTCGACGCATTGGTCGTTGATTGAAAAGGGATATCATTTTATAGAAGTAACGGATCCATTTTTGATCGATATTGTTCTTGGGGAGCATCTTGAGCGATTAGCTAAATCTAAAGCAGTGGAGCTAAAATACATCGTTCCAGTAAGTTGCCAGCCAATGCCGTCAGTCCGTGAAGAAAATGAACACTGGAGGGCATCTAATCAAAAAAGCGATGAGCTTGACCCTTTATATAATCAGGCCGTAGCGTTTGTAGTCGAAAAGCGCCGGGCTTCAATATCAGGCCTTCAACGCCAACTCCGTATTGGCTATAACCGTGCCGCAATCCTCATCGAACAAATGGAATCCCAAGGCATTGTTTCTCCGGCAAACCGTGACAGTAGTCGCGAATTGATTTAACCATTAGTAATACAGAGTGTTTATTAGGTTCATAACCGCCTCCGGGCGGTTTTTTGTTGCCATTACAAAGCTCATCTGCGGGTAGGTATTGATAATGCTACGTTCCGGCTATAAGACGAATGCAATCAGCGAAGGAAACATTATCTTCTAAAGCGAGCGCCCGTGCTGAAATGAAATCCTCCTGATACCAAACCACATCACTGACCCTTACCGGGGCTGAGCATTGATCGCAGTAAATATGTGATACCTGCTCAGCTTTTAGTGAGTTCGTCGAGGCCTTGAAGCGGTCTCCACCGCAACTCGTGCAGTGAATTTTGATGACGGGCATGGTATGGCTCAATACAGGATATTTCAGGCATTTTATATTAAGATTATCCTCAGAAAAATATAAAAATCATAACGTAGACAATGCATTACGTTGATTTATGATTTAAGAATAAGTGCAATCGAGCACGGGCGGTTTTTTATTGGAGTGAATATGCTTGACACCTACCGTATTACCGTCACTACCAAATCAGGCGAAGCTCACGAAGGCCTGATGAACCGATCACAGCCAGAGATGGTTAACGGATTCATTGGCGTTGCCCGGGAAGATGGCGCTTGGATATACCTCGCGCCTAATGATGTGCTCAAGATGGAGTATGTGCCTGTTGGGAGGGATTAGGCTCGTCATCTTTATGATTAATTTTGTAGCTTTCATCGAGAAGTGAAATAACTTCTTCAATTTTTTGATTGAAACCTGTGAACTTAATCGTCCTTTGTGTCATTTTTCGGCCTTCTCCGTGGGCCCCACCATGGAGAGCAGAATTTTCGTATTTAACACCGACTCCTCCATTGCCTGAGGCTTCATATACTTCAGTAATTTCCACGCACTCTGCAATGAGGATTCTTCGGGCTATTGCCAATTCCTGTTGTGCTTTCGCCTGGATATCAACAAGCGAGTTAGCGGTCTCAACAGTCTCTGCTTTTTCCTCAGGGCTCGCTTTTGTATCCCCGGTATTTGACTTGTAAAGATCGTATATAGACCTGAAGGCGAGTTCCGCCATGCTTGGCCCGGCAAGGAAATTGAGAATCGACATAAGCTACCCATTTTGAATAGTGAAGTTGATCTTTATCGGTTCATCACAAAAAAACATTAGAGCAATAAATATGGCGATCAAACCTAAAACTGGCCGCCCTTCTGATTATCTACCAGAGGTGGCTACTGGCATCTGCGCATTTCAGTTCAGTGCTCTCTTGAACAGCTTGGGTTAACATCACCCTAAACATGAGGGTGTTCAATGAATTTAAAGCCAAGTTTCGAAGAATATACGGAAGCAGAATTCACTCAGCTGGTCAGTGAGATTTGCAGTGCTGAGGGCGGCGAAGATTATCAGGATAAACTTCTGGAAAATTTCATTTCAGTAAGTGAGCATCCTGAAGGTTCTGACCTGATTTATTACAGCGAAGATGAGGACGCAACACCTGTGAAGATTGTTGCCGCTGTTAAATCATGGCGCAAAGCTAATAGTAAGAGTGGCTTTAAGTCATAAATCATAAAGCCTCCTTACGGGGGGGGTGGGCATCACAAGACGCATTTGCGAGTGCGCCTGATGATGGTTTACTCAATCTAGATCGTAGTTTTCGTTATGTGTCCAGAGTGGTATAAGTTTTAAAAAACCTGCATGGAAGCCATGATGAAAAAATCACTATACCTGATAGCCGCTTTATTGTTAGTTGGCTGCCAATCTAATAACGGCAGACATCCAAATAGGCCATTCAAATTTCCAACAGCGTTAGAAATACAAAGTCAGTGTGAATCTCAGATACCAGCACAAGCTGCAAGCCGAGACACCAATTTATGGCTTTGCCAAGTGGTAACAGCAATCCAATACCGATTTTTCGATGCTGATAAGTATCAAGGAAAGACCTGTGATTTAGTAATCATGCAGCCGTTGGGGAAACTGCCGGTAAGCATTACATCTAAAGGTGGAGACCCAGACCTGTGTGTGGCAGCAATTGAGGCTACAAAGCAGGCTATAGAATCAAATACCTTTTCTATGCGACCAGCATATCTGAAAGATGAGATACCCATGCGTTTTGCGCCTTGATGCAAGAATATACCGCCTCCAGGCGGTTTTTTATTGGAGTGAATTTAATGCTTATAAAGGCGGCGCTTGGGTATATCTCGCGTCGTATGACGTGCTCAAGCTGGGGTGCGTGTCAGAGCCGACTGAATAAGATCCCAGCGGTCTAGGTACTTCTCATCCCCACCTTTAGCTATTTTGAAAAGCGGCGCACTGTGGTGCCAAGTGGAGTTATTTGCAACGGTTAGGCTTGGGACGATAAAAATTTCAGGAACATTTTTGTTATTGATATCCTCAGACATGTTACAGAACACATAGAAGAAATCAGGTGATACGGCTGGAATATGCTTGCCTACCATCCATTGGCGTGGGGCGCTTCTGGCCCATGAGCCTTTAACCTGAATACTGATGCTTTTTGCGCCGTTGATAGTGGCAATAATGTCAACTGCACTTGAACCGCTTGTAGTTAAAGCAGCACTGATACCCAATCGGGACAGCATATAAGCAACGTAATACTCTCCAGCATCACCTGCGTTTTTGGCAGACCTTTTAATTACTTCAGACATATCATCCCTTGGAAAAGTAAATGGCACTCACCGACAAACAAGAAATGTTCTGTCGCGAGTACCTCATCGATTTGAACGCAACGCAAGCGGCCATTCGGGCGGGGTACAGCGATAAGACAGCTAATCGCACCGCATCCGAAAACCTGTCAAAACCTGACATTCAAAACAGAATTGCCGATCTGAAATCACAACGCAATGAGCAAGTTAACATTGATGCGAGCTACGTGCTGCGCCGATTGGTTGAGATAGACCAGATGGATATGCTTGATATTGTCCGCGACGACTTATCGCTTAAGCCTGTTACTGATTGGCCTGCATCGTGGCGTCGCTACATCTCGGGGTTCGACCTTGCTGAGATGTTCGAGTACACCGGCGAAGATGGCGGCAAAGAACTGGCTGGCATCCTGAAAAAGATTAAATGGCCGGACAAGGTGAAGAATCTCGAATTGCTCGGTAAGCACATCAGCGTTCAGGCATTCAAAGAGCAGATAGACCAGAAAGTAACCGCAACTCACAACATCATGCCAGTACCATCATGTAGCAGTGCTGAAGAGTGGGAGGCGGCCGCACAGCAACAGCAGAGCGAGGTATTAGGCAAATGAGCTACAACGTAGTTTGGAAGCCTTTGCCCGGATCACAATCTCTGGCAATGAGTTGCCCATGCGATGAAATCCTGTTTGAGGGGACTCGCGGACCCGGCAAGACGGCAGCACAACTTGCTCGCTTTCGCCGCCTGGTTGGATTGGGATACGGCACATTCTGGCGCGGCATCATCTTCGACACAGAATACAAAAACCTTGCCGACATCATCACTCAGTCAAAGCGTATGTATCGCCTTTTCGGTGATGGAGCCAGATTTCTGAACTCAGCTTCGGAGTTGCGGTGGGTATGGCCTACGGGAGAAGAGCTGCTTTTCCGCTTTGGTAAAGAGGCTGACGACTACTGGGACTACCACGGTCAGGAATTTCCGTTCATCGGCTTTAACGAACTGACAAAGCAGCCTAACGCAGACTTTTACGAATCGATGTTCTCTTGCCGGCGATCTTCATTCAGGCCGCAGGATTACCCGCGCGACGACGGATCGCTATTGCCGAACATCCCGCTTGAGACATTCAACACCACAAACCCATTTGGCATCGGACATACATGGGTGAAGAAGCGATTCATTGCCCCAGCTCCACGTGGAACCATTATCCGCGAGAAGCAGATGGTGCCGAACCCGCAGACTCAGCAGGAAGAAGAGATAACGCTCACTCGTGTAGCCATCCACGGCTCATTCAAAGAGAACCCTTATCTCGACCCGGTGTACATCGCCACGCTGATGAGCATCAAAGACCCAAACAAGCGTAAAGCATGGGTTGAGGGCTCATGGGACGTGACAAGCGGCGGTCGCTTTGACCATCTGTGGAACGAGTCACTTCACGTTATCAAGCCATTCAGTATTCCTGACAGTTGGACCGTTGACCGATCCCATGACTGGGGCGAGTCGAAACCATTCTCCAACCTGTGGTGGGCGCAGGCTGACGGCACAGAGGCAACGTTATCTGATGGAAACAAGTTCTGCCCGCCTGCTGGATCACTGATTCTTATTGGCGAGTGGTACGGATGCCCGCCTGATGAGCTAAACAAAGGACTCAACATGTCATCCACTAACGTCGCCAAAGGGGTTGCGTGGGTCGACAAGCGTCTCGCGGGCGAAGAGTGTGACGAGCCGGAAGAAACAAAGCAGCAGGGGCAGATGCATATCATGCCTGGCATCTGCAAAGATGTAATTCCGGGCCCAGCTGATAGCGCCATTTACAATACTGCTGACAACGAATTATCCATCGGTCAGAAGATGGAGAAGCAGGGCGTAAAGTGGATGGAGTCCAACAAAAAGCCCGGATCGCGAATTAACGGCGCATCAATTTTCGCTGACATGCTTGAGGCGGTCATTGAAGGCAAGAAGACAGAGAGTGGCGTTCCTGAAAAGCCAGCGTTCTACGTTTTCGATTACTGCCGTGGCTGGATAAGCCGTGTACCGGTGCTGGTACGTGATGACAAGAAACCTGATGACGTGGATACCACACAGGAAGACCACGACTGGGATGCCACAAGATACCGCGTTCTGCATTCGCCGAAGAAAACCGGCGCAATATTCTTCTAAGGAGCTCATCAGTGAGTGAACTAAGCAACGGGGAACAATTCCTCGTGAACGCCCTCGCTGATGCTTTGGGCCGACAGCGCATGATGTACGGTGCCAGAAATGGCAACACAAAGCGCACAAAGCTTTATGAGGAATTCGGGTATCCAGATGAACTCGGATTCGACCAGTATTACCGCGCCTACGAGCGTAACCCTGTAGCCTATGCCGCCGTGCATAAGCTGCTGGAATCGTGCTGGGTGGATAAGCCGACGATCATCGACGGTGACGAGAACAAAGAATCAACTGAAACCACGCCGTGGGAGAAAGCCGCTGGCAAGTTGCTGAGCAAGCACTGGGCGAAAATCAAAGATGCTGACCGACGCAATCTGGTAGGCCGGTATTCTGCGCTGCTCATCCAGTTTAAAGACGGTCGTGAGTGGAAAGAGCCGGTAGACACCGCTGCTGTGACCCTGTTGCGCGATAAGGCGATCGTCAAACTCATCCCGGCATGGGAATCACAGATTAAGCCAGGTAACTTCGACACTGACACTATGTCGGCAACCTACGGCGAGCCAGTAAGTTACCAGTTTAACGAACAACCAGTTGGTGACGATGGCACTTACGGGCCGGTGCGTAGCGTTACGGTTCATCCCGACCGCGTCATTATCCTGTGCGAAGGCTCAGAAGATGAAAACATGCTGTCCGGCGTGCCATTCCTGCGAGCGGGTTACAACAAGCTACTGGATTTAGAAAAGATTTCCGGTGGTAGCGCTGAAGGATTCCTGAAGAACGCGAGCCGTCAGCTCGCAGTGACGTTTGATTCAGCCACCCAAATGGATGAAATAGCACGGCAAGCCGAGAAGGCTGGATATGCAACTCTCGGCGAAGCAATGAACGACAAGATGATGAAGCTGAATCGCGGTACTGATTCGGCGCTTGTCACTCAGTCAGGTACCACGTCAGTGCTTTCCGTGGCCGCAGCCGACCCGGCTCCAAGCTGGACAGTAACAGCTAACGAGTTCTCGTCATCGATTCAATGCCCGTTCACCATTCTGTTTGGTCAGCAAACCGGACGCCTCGCATCTGATGAGGATAAAGCAGACTGGGCAAAGCGTTGCAATGGTCGTCGCTGGGGATTCCAGACAGCAGTCGTACAAATGCTACTGGAGCGGCTCTGGAATCTTGGAGCTATCGACGCACCGACATCAGGTGAAGTCACCCTGGCATGGTCTGACTTACTCGCACCAAGTGAGAAAGAGAAGATCGCCAATATGCAGGCAATGGCCGCTGTGGCGAAAGACACGCAGCAGGCTTTCGGCACTCCAGCCGTTGATGAAAATGAGGTGCGCACAGTTGGCGAGCTTGAGCCACGCAAAGCGCCAGTTACACCTGACCCAAACAAAAAGCTAACCGATAAGGACCCGCTGAATGGTGACGATGACAGCGAAAACCCGAATCGGAACGCCAATAGTACCCCGCAATAAAGCAGACCCGACGCAATCAGCCCGGCAGGTTGGCCGCATGTATCGCGACATCGATGACCGTTACTACCGGATTAAACTGGCGCTTAAACAGCTATTCGATGAGCGGCTAACCGGCACCGAGCGTATCGGTAATGCCTCGCATGCTGTGTACGGCGATGTGATTTACCAGGTTAACGCCGGAACTTACATCTACGACATGACAGCCGCTCAACTGGCTGACCTGCTGCAGCGTGTTCAGCTGATACTGGACGATCACCTTCTGGATGGTGGAAGCCAAAACCTGTGGTCGCTGAGCTACGTTGCTGCTGAGTATGAGCGAGGAACACGGCAGGCATTCACAAACTTGTCGGTGCAATCTCCGATTTATGAGCAGCAGACCACGCTGGCGCAATTGCTGAGCAGCCCGGCATATCAGAATCAGATCGCCGCAGCTTACGTCTCCACCTACAGCGACTGGAAAGGCATCAGTGATGCAGCCCGCGCTGACCTGGCTAATGTCGTGTCCGACTCCATCGGTCGTGGCGTTAACCCGCGTGAAACTGCTCGCATCATCAGCAAGCGGCTTGATGTATCAATGGCGCAAGCCAAGAATATCGCGCAGACCGAGCAGGTAGGGGCGTTGCGTAAAGCCCAGTGGCTGGAGACGGATTGGGCAAAGGAAAGGTTAGGGCTTAATACCGCTATCCTCTGGCTGTCTGCACTGAAGCCCACAACGCGAAGTTGGCACGCCTCACGCCATGGGCACACCTACACCACTGAAGAGGTTGAGGCGTTCTATGCAGAGCGTGGCAACCGCTATCACTGCTATTGCGCCAACGTTCCTTGCCTGCTTGACGATAAAGGCAAGATCGTAAACACCGGCCTCGTTGATAGGCTGACCAAAGAGCGCAAGGAGTGGCAGCAGACCACTTAACTATCCATCCGATGAGGACACAGCATGAAGCGCAATCGCGTTAACGTGCTGGCAGTCCGGCTGAAATCGTTCAGGCTTTCTACGACCTACACAATGACGAAGTGACGCCTCTTGTTGAGCGAGCTATCAAGGCTTACGGCTTGGTTCCTGAATGGCTCATGCAGCACATCAGAAGCTCTGACTATGGAAAGCGAGCATTGCTATCTGCTATGTCCGTGCTTGAGGCGTGTACTGATACAGACGTGACGCCACTTATTGGCGAGTTCCTGCCAGCTAAACGAAAAGGTAGGGCATTCAAGCGGCGATATGGCGCGATGAGTGACTTCGAGATGTTGGTTCTGGCCCGTTCACTTATTACTCACGGCGTGATCGGCAAAGCTAAGGTGCGCCAGTTGCAGAAGCATGAGGGCGGGAGCGCTTCAACGGAATTCAATGCCTTCGAGTACATCAGCGCGGCCCGTAATCACTTTGGCATCAGCCGCAGTGAAGCAGAGCAGCTAACGATGACAGAGTTCCAGATGATGATATCCGCCAAATATCCTGACCAGAAGGGCTTCACGCGTGAAGAATATGACTCTGTAGCTGATGACTATTTGGCGAGGAAGGCGAAAAGGCTGGCAAAAGCCTAAAGGTTTAGGCTCGCCTGCCGAAAATAGGTTCATAAAGTTCATTGTTTGATGATCTTGGCAATCGTCTTAAATGGTTACCTATCGTTATCAGTGATAATATCCACCTTGCTCAAAAATGAGCAATGGTATTAGAATGAATACTAACAACTTAGGTTGTGGCAAGCCGAAGCCTTGAAGCTTCGGCCTTTTTGTCAGAGGTACTCCAAGGAAACAAGGAGCACGTTATGATTAAAAATCATGTAGATAAGAGAAATATGCCATTTTTTGATGCTTTCAGGACAACTGCTGTTATCGGTCTGCTTATGCAGCAAACAGCCGCATTGCATTGCCCTGAAGGCCCACAGACGCATTCATCACTTTACTCTTACCAGCAACGGTCGGAGTATAGGGCTCTAGCGGTTAACCCTGAGATGGAAGAATCTCTGGGGTTCATCCAAGAGCTCACGACGATGTTACAAAGAGGTTATTCAATCCTTGTCAATTCCTCAGATGCGGATCAGGATTACGTTATAAGAACCTTAAATCCGGCTCAAACGGATTTGGTCGAACTTCAGTTGCGTGGGTTGGAAGGCGCTCTGAAAAATGCTTATTTGGATTGTGCAGAGGCTGACAAACCCCTGTTAAAGCCTTACCTGATAATTATTGCTCAGGCTCGCTCTGCAGCATCAAAGTTAAACAACTTAATTGCACAAATGACTAAACCTGTTGATACATTCAAAAGTTCTATCAACATGGATGGTCTAAGAGCTTTGGCCTATCACGGGACTCAGGTCATGAACTCCGGTCATTTTCATTGAGGTGAAAATTGCACGTTACTGTCGAATATAATGCAAGCAGTTACGCTTACTTTTTTGCGCCAGTTTTCGTGGAGTTTCCCTCTTTGAAGCAATCTTTGTTAGATGACTTTGCAGCTTACAAAGCTACCGGTAAGTTGCCCGAATATTTTGGGCGTGACACGGGTTACGAACGACCCTCTGATATAATCGACGCGGAATTGATGCATTTGCATCTTGCTTTAGGCTCTAATGCATTTAGCGCGCCGCCAAATGGTGCCAATCTGAGTGACCCTAAAACGGCTCAGTGGCACAGGACATCTAATACGGCGCTTGTATATTCTCAAAACCTTATTGACGAAAACAGATACTCATTAATTGCATTGTTTCATCCAGTTGCGCACATGTCGGCAAATAATGATGATAGGATGCGAGTGCTTGCTCAATACTCTCGAGACTTTCGTTCCTCTTTTCCTTTGTAAAATTCAGCAGAAAGCGATTCTCTTCTTGCTTCCCATTGCATCAGTTTCCCTTTAGGATTTATCTCATCAATTACCGATGGGGATAGGGATGTGACCGAAGAAGAATGGTTAGATGGCCTGCGACATCTTAGTCACGATCAGATACTACAAGCGCACTTCAGCCTGCAAGAGCAGATAAAAAAGCACTACAAACTCCGTGCTGAACCCAAACACAAGAAGAAAGCGATAGCTCTTTGTGAGCAGCACATTGCTTTGGCGCCGCTTGCGATTCTGGCACTTGAGAATGCACACGATTTGCGGGTTGCAGAATATGAGAAAGTGATTGGAAAACGACACCCGGATCCTAAATTCTACCCTCCCTCTCACCATGGCTATTACCAATACGGAGTCATCCTGCGACGTCAGAAAGAATTTGATAAGCTGGAAGAGATCGAAAGGAAGAAAGAATCAGAAGGTTGGGCGTGATAATGGGAGTAGGGAAATGAAGAAGTTGATTACTGGAACGTTGATGGCAATGATCCTATCTGGCTGCGTGTACACCGGCACTAATTTTGATGAATCGAAGCTGGATAATGTTCAGAAAGGGCAAACTACGAAGCAGGAGGTCATCTCTTACTTTGGCAACCCTTCCACAACCACTGTCGATTCAGATGGTAATGAACTACTCATGTGGACATATAGCATCGGTAGTGCTTTCGGAGCCGATGCCAAAGTTCTGACAGTCAAAACGCATGATGGCAAAGTCGAATCTTACTCTGTGAGTAAGTCCAAGTTTTAAGCGCAACCAAAAATCAAACAACCTCGCTCCGGCGGGGTTTTTTTATGCCCGGAGAATAGCGAATGGCAGGTTCAGTTAACGCAGGCAGCATCATCTATGAAGTTGATATGGACACCGCTCGCCTGTTGTCTGCACGTCGAGAAGTTGATGCGGCCCTAAATGGCATGAGCGGCTCTATGGGGCGACTGGATGCAAGCGTTGCACGTACTGAGCGATCTGTTGCATCTATGCAGCGAACTATGTCAGGACTAAGTGGGGTGGCTAAGGCTGTTGTATCAGCTCTATCAATTCAACAGGTTGCGCAGTACGGCAATGAATGGGTAACGGTTAACAACAAACTGGCGAACTCAGTAAGGGCAAATGAACAGCTTGTAGAAGTAACTCAGCGCGTGTTCGACATTTCACAGAATACGATGAGCAGCTTAACTGCCACAGCCACGCTTTACGGTCGTCTTGAGCGAGCAACACGCAGCGCCGGAACAAGCACTAAAGATTTGATCACGCTTACCTCTACGATTAACAAAGGACTTGCCGTATCTGGTGCCACTACCGAAGAAGCCAGCTCAACCATGACGCAGCTTTCTCAGGCTCTGGCATCAGGGGTTCTGCGAGGTGAGGAATTCAATTCCATATCTGAAAACGGTAGCCGTCTGGCGGTTGCGCTAGCGGATTCACTGGGCGTCACCATTGGTCAGCTTCGAGGCATGGCTGCGCAAGGAAAGTTGACCACAGAAGTTGTGGTTAACGGCCTGCTTAAACAGAGCGGCGCGATTGCCAAGGAGTTCGCAAACACAACCGTTACGATGGGTCAGGCGTTCACGATCGCCACCAACAACATCACCAAGTTCGTTGGTGAAAGCTCAAGTGTATCGACTACCATCCGGGTGTTTAACGACAGTGTTATTACTCTGAGCCAAAACCTCGATATTGTCGCCAATGCGATCGCAGCAGCAGCAGTCATTTTTGGCAGTCGTTTTGCTGGCGCACTGGCCCTGGCTACGAAAGCACGGATTGATGACATGCTGGCGGCGAAAGCACAGGCCAAGGCAACAGCCGAGACCGCCGCCGCTACAGCCAACGCCGCGCGCGTTACGGCCCTGAAAGCAGGGCTTGATAAGGAGCAGGCATTATCGAATCTGGCGCTGGCCCAGACTGAATACAACGTTGCTAAGGGAACAGCAGCAGAAGCATTTGCTCTCGACAACCTCATAGCGAAGAAATCAATAGCTATTCAGATGTCAGCCACTCACGCAGAAACCCAGCTTGCAGAGGCAGCGGCGACACGCACAGCCACAGCAGCAGCAGCAGCAGCGGCTACAACCACGATTGGAGGTCTTGCAAGAGGCGCGCTGGGTTTGATTGGCGGACCTGCCGGTGTCGCCGTCATTGCGGCGGCAGGCCTGTATTATTTTTATCAGAAAGCGCAGCAGGCACGTCAAGAAAGCATCGAATTCGCCAGCACACTGGATACCGTCATTTCCAAGATGAAAGAAATGGGCCAGGTACAGCTAAAAGGCGACCTTGCTAAAACTGCCGATGCGGTAGACGCATTGAGGGAAAAGCTTGCTGACCAGACAAAGGAACAAGATAAAGCGAGAGATAGCGTTTCTGAGTTCCAGCGCCAACTTGATGGTTTGAAGCAATCTGGCGCGCCACTTGAAGTTATTAATGATGCGCAAAAGCGACTGACTGACTCCATGAGAGCATTGGATAAAGCATCATCTGATATTGATAGCACCTCAACGCTACTTGGCTCGACGCTCAAGAAGCAGGGGCAAATTCAGGAAGAATTAAACCAGAAAGTCAGGGAGTCGGATGCCGCTTTTAAGGTGCTTGCAAACAACCTCATGGAGAAAATACCTAATGCTAGCTCAGCAGCTATTACAGCGATGGTCTCCACAATGGAAGTGCTTGATCAGCTTAAATCAAAAGCTAGCGATGCTCCCAAGTCGCAAGAGCCAGAGGTTTCCAGCAAAGCCAAGGAGCTAATAAAAAATGCAGAGCGGCGCTTAGCACTATCCAAGCTTGAGGGAGAAGCCAGGGCCAAGTTACAGGCACAGTATGATGCTGAGGATGCTGGGATTGAGAAAGGGAATAAGCTGGTTGGCGTGTTGGAGGCTCAATATGCAGAAACAGAACGCAATAGCGCCGCCAAGAAAGCGAATACTAAAGAAGCCAATGCAAATGCTAATGCTCAAGAATCAATTTCTCAGAAACTGGCAAAACTGAAAGAGCAGTCTGAGCTGGCAGGTGAATCTACCCGCCAGTTAAGCAGAGACCAGGCAATCCTGACAGCTCAGCAATCCCTTGGGTCATCAGCCACCCCAGATCAAGTCAAGCTTGCTGGCGAATATGCAGCGGCCAAATGGGATACCGGTAATGCAATTCGCGCGCAAGCAGCAGCGGAGAAGCTTCTACCTGAATCGCGCGAGAACGCGAGTTATAAGCAGGATTTAGAGGATCTGAAAACTGCGCTTTCTGCGAAAAAAATCACTCAACAGCAGGCCGATGCAACCTCTGAACAACTGGAGAAACAACACCAGATTAATATTGCCAAAATCCGAGCGCAGCAGGCTGTTTCACCTGCGCAGGAAGCTGTTGGCACGGTTGATCCTGTCCAGCAACTTGCTAATCAAAACGCTCAAAAGCTCGCGCTAATCCAGCAATTTGAGCAACAGAGATTGGTTACAGAGCAGCAGGGGTTGGCGTTGCGGAATGCCGCGAATACAGAGTATGAGCAGCAGCGAATTGCTGCGCAGTGGGAAATTTATCGCAGCCAGAGTGAATCTAATGAGCTTCTGGCGACCGCTATAGATTCACTTCAGGGCGGGGCGTCAAACGCTATCACAGGTCTGCTGAACGGCACGCAAAGCCTTGGAGAGGCGTTCGCTAATATCGGAAGCACCATTCTGAACTCGGTAGTGAGTAGCTTGGTTCAGATGGGCCTTGAATGGGTTAAATCGCAAATCATCGGTCAGACAGCCCAACAGGCGGCAATACTTTCCAATCAGGCCACATCAGCTGCAGCTCTTGCATCTTCAACCGCGATGGGTGCTGCTTCCGCTGCTACGTTACTTGCAGCATATTCACCGGCTGCAATGGCGGCGTCTATTGCGACTTCTGGTGGCGCAGCGGCGGCTGGTCTAACTGGCTACGCCACAGCGATGACTGCAGCGCAAACCATGTCGCTTGCAGGAATGCGCGAGCACGGCGGTCCGGTCAATGCCAGCAGCATGTACCGTGTAGGTGAGGGTGGTAAGCCTGAAATCTTTAAAGCCAGCAATGGTAGTCAGTACATGATCCTGGGCGATAACGGGAAAGTGATCAGCAATAGCGATTTGGGCGGCGGAGGTGGAAGTGGCAGCACCATTCAGCAGGAGGTGCATTTCCATATTACGACCACTAACGGCATTGATGACGCCACCATCAATAAAATGGCTGGCATGATGAAGCAGGTTGCGCTTTATCAAATGAAAGACCAGAGCACTCGACCAGGCGGAATGTTACAGGGCAGGAAATCCCGATAGGTTTTGATAATATGTTTTATTCACTACACAAAGGAGCAAATAGATGGCACTTGAAATTGAAGTGGGGCGAATTACGGCAATTGATAATCAAAATGGCAAAGTAATTCAGGGAAGGGTTACATTTAAAGACTACGAAATTCGTCATGATGAAATAGTTGTCGATGTATCCATTCCTCTCGATAAAGAATTATCACTTGCGAGCATTGAAGCGCAGGTTTTGGCAAAAGCAAAACAGCAACTAAAAGACCTTGTCGCTAGCTTCTGATAACGACACTTGTATATGAAACCCGCTTCGGCGGGTTTTTTATTGGAGTTTTCCATGCCAGTAACTTTCACATGGAGCCCACAAAAGGGCTTCTCGGGCGATCGCACGCCTGATGTAGCTGTCGTGAAGTTAGGCGATGGCTATGAGCAGCGTCAGGTTAAGGGCATCAACCCTTTGATGGGGAAATACTCGCTGACGTTTATCGGTTATGACGATGCTAAATGTTTGCGGCCAAACGCAGCAAAGGAGGCCGATGCGTTCCTGACGCAGCGAATGGCCGTAGAGTCGTTCTACTGGACGCCATCAGACACCGGCGTTAAGGCGCTATATGTCTGCCGATCATGGTCGTTACAAAAGACCGGCAGCGTGTATCAGCTCGCTGCTACTTTTGAGCAAGTGGCAGGATAGCATAAGTTAGTAATTGCGCTATTTTGGCTGCTTTATTGACCAATTGAATTAAAACGACATCAGTTATTTTTAATCCTCCATCACAGGGGGATCGAAGATGCTTCTTAAAAATATCATTCTACCAGTAACTATTTTAATCAGCCTTTTCTCTACTAATGATGTATTAGCAAAAACCTCTCGCATTAATGACGATCAGGTTAAACAGCAAATAATAGAGGAATCTATTGCGTCTTATCCTGGCGTATGTGCTTGTCCGTTTAATTCAGCAAGAAATGGTAGTAGCTGCGGAAGGAGAAGCGCATGGAGCAAAGCCGGAGGATATGCTCCTATCTGTTACAAAAAAGAAGTCACTAAAGATATGGTCGCACAATGGCGACAAAGCAATAATGCTTAAAAGACCCGCTTCGGCGGGTTTTTTTATGCCGGTAAAATATTAGTGACGTTTAGCTTATTTTACTTTGAAGGTAATCATGCGGGACATACCAGCAGAACTAATCATCGAAAGCACTGACGCCGGTGTCGGCGCTATGCTGGAACTGTTCGAAGTTGATTTGCAGGCTTTCGGCGGCGATGTGGTCCGTTTTCATGCCGGAACCAATGGGTATTACGGAAATGTTCTATGGCAGGGACGGCAATACTCAGCTTATCCGATCGCGGTTGAAGGATTCGAAACTAAATCAGAAGGCACGTATTCACGGCCTACGATGAAGGTTGCGAACATCACCGGGCTGATAACCGGCATCAATCATGATTTTGAGGACGCCCTTGGTGCAGTAGTTACCCGCCGTCAGGTGTTAGTAAAATATCTCGATGCGGTTAACTTCTCAAATGGCAACGCTGACGCCGACTCAACAATGGAGGCCGTTTCCCGCTACGTTATTGAGGAAATGACAGAGGAGACGTTCGAAACCGTTACCTACAGTCTCGCGACGCCTGTCGATTGTGATAATGCCATCATTCCGGCTCGTATCATTCTGGCCGACGTCTGCCAGTGGATTTATCGCGGCGATGGTTGCGGCTACTCAGGTGGTCCGGTTGCTGACGAGAAAGATAACCCGACTTCTGACATGTCGAAAGACAAGTGCTCAAAGCATCTGACCGGTTGCAGGATGCGCTTCCCTAAACCTAACGCTTTGCCGTATGGCGGCTATCCCGGCTCCTCGAAGGTGTCCTGATGCTAGAAAATGAATGCATTATGTACGCGGCGACTTCGCGCAATGAAGTGTGTGGGCTGATTATTGATGGCATCCACCTGATGCGTTGCGTCAACGTTCACCCAGAGCCAGAGCGGCACTTCCGAATAAGCGACACAGACTGGATGAAAGCAGAAGCGGCGGGAGAAATCACCGCCATTTTTCATTCTCACCCTGAAGCAAAATTGGTGCTTTCTGCTGCTGATCGTCAGGCGCAGATATCCACCGGCGTCGAATGGTGGTTAGCCAGTAGTGGCCAGCTAAGAAAATTCAGGCCGGTGCCCCATTTGCTCGGACGCCGCTTTAAATATGGCGACATGGACTGCTTCACTCTGTTCAGGGACGCTTATCACCTTAGTGGTATAGAGATTCCTGACTTTGATCGCAGCACAAATGGATGGTGGGTTACGGCGGGAAGGAGCCACAGTTTTCTCTGAATGCTTACATTACCGAGCAATCCAGCGCCCGGGATATTCTCGACAAGATAGCGGGAATGTTTCGTGGCATCGCTCTGTGGGATGGCACGCGCTTTTCAATCATGCTGGACAATCCACATAACCGCACCTGGTCTCTACGCAACATGGGCTTTGTGAGGTAGGTATGGGATTCGTATCACCTGCACAGGACTACATGGAGTCGCGACTCGACCTGAATCAGCTGTTAGTGATCCACCCGACGGCTACGTTGCTCATTGAAAGCGATGATGGGTTCGTTCTGGTTGACCGGGCACTACCGGTAAAAATAGGTGACAAGGTCGCGTATAACTTTTTGGGTGAAGCGGCGATCGGAAGATTTATGTATCAGGCCATCATCACGGAAGAGGGTGAAGCGATAGAAGGAGAGTCACTGGAAGATGTCACGATTGTGGGTAAGGTGACATATGAGGTGCTTTGCATGCATGAGGACCGCAGGCCGACAATTTAGTGAGACCGATTTGAGACATGCAAAGGTTTGAACCTGTTTCCAAGCCTTTGCATGTTTTCGCATCATGGGACGTGTGAGCGCGGCAGGATGCGTTTAACTTAATGATTTAACAGTGAGTTGTCGCTTCGGACATGCGGTGTTCCGGGTCAATACGCGTAATGCTCATGTTCTTCTCCTTAGTTTTAAGTCGATTAGCCTGACATAACTCTGCCATTGCTGTCATCTTTTGTTAAAAAAGGCGTAAACGCCATTAATGAAAGCATTGGCTTCTCTTTTTTAGAGATGAAGTCATAAAAATTTTCTACGCTTAATTAGTTGAAATTAAAGTAAAAACACAAAATAGCCTAATACGAATCCTTCTCGTTACGCTTTTATTCTCAGCGACCTCGTTCCAGGCTTAATGGGCAACTTCAGGCGAATCACTTACCAGGAGAAAACCATGTTCCATCATTCATCAAAACTTCAGTATCCCGTCCGTGTCGAAAAGCCCGATCCCGAGTTTGCGATGTTGTTGCAACAAGCGATTGGTGGGGTAGAAGGCGAGATCCGTGTTGCGATGCAGTATTTCTTTCAGGCGATGGGCGCACGCGGTGATGCGCGAATTAAAGATCTACTGATTTCAACGGCAACAGAAGAGTTAGCCCATATTGAAATGCTTGGCCATGCTGTGGCGCTTAATCTTGAGGGTGCACCGCTTTCTTATCAGGAAGCTTCTGCAAAAGATCCGGTGGTTAATGCGATTCTGGGCGGAATGAATCCGCGTCATATATTGTCATCTGGCCTGGCTGCGATGCCGGTTAATGCAAACGGCGTATCATTCGATATGAGTCACATTTATGCTTCTGGAAACGTTGCGGCGGACATGTTGGCTAACGTTACCGCTGAAGCAACAGGCCGCGTACTGGCTACCCGCTTGTACAATCTTACGGAAGATAAGGGAATGAAAGATTTCCTCTCTTTCCTGATTGCTCGCGACACAATGCACCAGCAACAGTGGCTGGCGGTCATTGAGGATATGGGCGGATTGAGTGCTTCTCTACCCATTCCTAACAGTTTCCCGCAATCTGAAGAGGCGCAGGAACATTCCTATTACTGCCTCAATACTTCATTAGACAAACCACTGCCTAAAGGACGCTGGAGTGAAGGGCCGGCCTTCGATGGTGTTGGTGAATTTAGTGCGAAAGAGCAGCCTGATATTTTGGGTGAAGAACCCGTTTTAGGGCATGCTCGTGCGGGGTCAGGTGCGCAATCGGAACAAATGCTTTCAGCATCTGCATCATCGCCTTCTGTTCTGAAAAAATAATCATCTGAGCCTGAATGCTTAAGTCATAAAAAAACCGGCATCTGCCGGTTTTTTTATGTTGATCTAAACGTAAAATCAAAACCCATGATCGTCGGGTGTTTTGCTGACAACCCTTTCCAACAGCGTTCTTAGCAGATCCTGTTTTACGTGATCAGAACTGCTTTCCAACTCAGCAATAATAAAAAGGATAATCGCTTTATTGCTGACATGCCCATTAGCCATTTCAACTCGCTCAACAATCGCATTTAAAAGCTGAGTTTCTGGAGAATACCTGTCTCCGCTATCTGAAAGCGAGGCGGAATTATTATTAATGATTGTGCTGTGCTGCAT